TGGTGGTGTATTTGAGGCTAAGGCTTGTTTAGAGGCACAATTAACAATTTTAAGTAATATATAATGAGTTTATTAGATGATGTTAGTATAGTAGTAACTCCTAACGGATATAAGGCAGGAGAATTGTATGCAGTTGTTCCTGTACCTACTTTGGGTACTGAATTAGTAACTAATGGAGATTTTGCTACTGATTCAGGTTGGACTAAAGGAACAAGTTGGACTATTGGTGGTGGAGTTGCTACTTCTGATGGTGGAAATTCAACTTTAACTCAAAATATAGCTTTTGTTTTAGGGCGTAATTATTTAATCTCTTTTAATGTAAGTAGAAATTCAGGTACTTTATTTGTTAGAAATGTAAGTAGTACTACTATACACACAATAGATGTAAATAATAATGTTTCTTTTCAGTCATTTACTTATGCAGCAACTTCATCAAATGGTTATATAAATTTTTACTCTTATGATTATAATGGCACAATTGATAACGTATCAATAAAAGAACTAACATCAGCAGATATGGATGTTACTAGAGCAACTGCTGCTACAAGAGTAGATGAGAATGGTTTAGTAAATTATGCATTAGGAGTTGAGGAAGTAACTAATGGAGATTTTTCTAATGGAAGTACAGATTGGACACCTTATGGCTCTACACTTGTAGTAAGTAATGCAAATCCTTACAATGGAAATGATACGGCTTTATTTACTGCATTAGGAGTTGGTGGTGCTAACATTACTCAAAGCATTTCTACGGTAGTTGGAAACACTTATCATTTGAGTTGTTATGCACAATATAATAGTGGAGACCAATCACAAATTGAAATTGTAGGTGTTTTAGAATATCCTAATGGAATAGGCATAACTAGTGGTGTTACCACTTTTACTTATTTACAAACATCATTCACAGCAACTTCTACAACTTCTGTTATTACTGTAAGAGAAAGGGGGGGTAGCAACAATGCTTCTTGTTATTTATATGATATAAGTATAAAAGAAGTTAATAACGTACCTCGTATAGACTACACAGGAGGAGGTTGTCCACATATATTAGCAGAGCCACAGAGAACAAATATTGCTCAATATTCTGAACAATTAGATGTAGCACCTAATGTAATTGATAATGCTAATTATACTTCAAATTTTTATGTTTCTCCAAATGGTTTAACTACAGCACCTAAATTTGAAGAAACTACTGCTAATGACAGACACGGATTTTACCAATATCAAACAGTAACATCAAATTCATACACAGTAAGTATTTACACAAAACAAATTAACAGAAGATATATATGCCTACAAAGTGATTTAGAAACTACTGCCCAATATACTTTTTTTGATTTACAATTAGGTACTGTTGTTTCAGAAGGTACAGGATGGACGGCAACTATCGATTCGGTTGGAAGTAGTGGTTGGTATAGATTAACAGCAACTTGTACGGCAGTAGCAGGTAGTAGGTATTTTATTTGGGGGTGTTCATTAGATGGATTGTCTAATACTTATGTTGGAGATGGTTCTTTATTTACTTTTTGGGGATTACAAGTAGAAGAAGGTTCTTACGCTACATCATACATTCCAACAGTAGCAAGTACAGTAACAAGAAACCAAGACATCTTCACAAGAGATGGTATAGGTAGTTTGATTAATAGTACAGAGGGGGTTTTGTTTGTTGAGATGGCTGCACTTTCTAATGATAGTACTTATAGATTAATGAATATTAGAGATGTATCTAATACTGATAATTTTATTTATCTTGGGTACAAAGATGCTTCAAATACAATTAGAACAAGAATTGAAGTAGGTGGAGTTGCATCTACTGATATGGAATTTGTTTTATCAAATGAAACTGAATTTAATAAAATTGCTATTAAGTGGAAAACTAATGATTTTGCATTATGGGTAAATGGTGTTGAAGTGGCTACAGATTCATCAGGAGTTAGTTTTACTGCTAATACATTAGACGAATTAAGTTTTGATAGAAATGGAAGTTTAGAGTTTAACGGCAAAGTAAAACAACTACAAGTCTACGATACTTCGTTGAGCGATACTCAATTAGCAGCATTAACTTCATAATAAAATGGAACAAAACATATATAAATTACAATACGATACAAAAGCAGAAGGAGATGCTGACTTACTAGCTAAAGGTACTTATGAAGTAATAACTGAAGAAGGAGTTACTCAAGAAGTGTACAGAAATGGTACACAGGCTATCGTGTATCTTGGTAAGATAGTAGAGATACCTGCAACTTATGATAAAGATGGTAAAGAATTAACACCACCTGTATATTATGATGGAGTATTTTACGACCTAATGACTACAGAAGAAATTGATTTCGGAATACACGAGTTATTTCCTGTAGATTGTGTACATTCGTTCTTAGGTTACGAAAAGAACGCAGAAGGAACAGATGTAGAACCTGATGAATTAAAAAAAGCATAAAATGGATAAAATAATTTCAGTAGATTTAAGCACTTCAACAGCTCCTCTAGTACAAGAAGTCAGAGGAAAGGATTGGATTGAGTACGGAGACGCTAATGGCGAATGGAGAAACCTCTACCCACAGTTTCTTATTGACCTTTACTATTCAAGCTCTATAACGGCTGCAATCGTGAATGCTACTTCTGAAATGATTTCGGCAGAAGACTTGGTAATTTCTGATGAAGAAGATAGAGATGAAGAAGCAAGAGTTAAACTTCAGAACTTTATGAATAACGCTAATTCAAATGAAACACTACACGAGGTTATAAAAAAGGTAGCATTTGACTTTAAGCTACAAGGAGCTTTCGCTCTTAATATAGTATGGTCAAAAGATAGAACACAAATAGCTGAGATTTATCACATACCTGTAGAGAAGATTAGATGTGAACGTCCTGATGAGTTTGGCAAGACTAGAGCTTACTACGTTTCAGGAGATTGGGCAAATACAAGAACTAACAAGCCTTATAGAGTTCCTGCTTTTAATGTAAACGATAGAACTTCTCCTAATCAAATTCTTTACACAGGTCTTTACAGTCCTAATATGAACTCTTATTATACTAGTGATTACATTTCTTGTAATAATTGGGCGTTAATTGATTCAAAAGTTTCAGAATTTCATCTCAATAATATATCTAACGGATTTACAGGTTCGTTTATGATTAGTTTCGCTAACGGCATACCAACAGCTGAAGAACGTAGACAAATAGAACAAAGCCTTACAGATAAATTTACAGGAGAAAAGAATAGTGGGAAATTTGTTTTGACGTTCTCAGACGATAAGACAAGAGTTCCTGAAATAACTTCAATAAGTCCTTCAGATTTAGACAAGCAGTATTTAGCACTTCAAGAACTATTAACTCAAAATATTTTAAGCGGTCATAGAATCACGAGCAAAACATTAATGGGCTTAGATAGTGCTAATGGATTTTCAAGTTCGGCTGACGAATTACTGAACGCTGCAAATTTCTATCAAAATACTGTAATTTCAGGATTCCAAAATAAAATAATAAAAACACTTCATAAGATATTCCAAGTAAACAATATGGATATGCCTATTGAGTTTTTACAACTTAAACCAATTACTATTCAATTCGATTCTGAAACAATTAGAGAAGTTATGACGACTCAAGAAATTCGTGCAGATTTGGGGTTACCTGATTTAACAGAGCAACAAGAAGAAGAAGATTTCACTACTCAACTATCAACTGAACCGATTTCTGAAAAGACTGAACTAGATGCTTTCATTGAGGAGTTTGGAGAAGATATGTCAGAGGATTGGGAATTAGTAGAAGAAGAAGTAGTAGATGGAGAACATCAAGACTTTAATTATGAAGAAGTATTGAACGAACTAGCTAATGAAAAGATTGAACTAGCATCAACAGGTAGAGCAATTCCTAGTCGTAAGTCTAAACAAGATGGTATCTCTAAAAAGTCTTATGATTACTTTAGAGTTCGTTATGTTTATTCTGAAGATAACTTTTTAAGTAAAGAAGGTAAGACAAGAGAATTTTGCTCTAAAATGTCAGCGGCAAAAAAGCTCTATAGAAAGGAAGATATAATTAATATGGGTTCTAAGGAGGTTAATAAAGGATGGGGTCCTAAAGGTGCTGCAACTTACTCAATTTGGCTTTGGAAAGGAGGTGGTAACTGCCATCATTTTTGGAGCAGACGTATCTTTAAAACTGTAATAGGCGAGTCTAAGACAACTAAGATAGAAGACGCTGATATGATTGGCTACACTAAGGCTAAGTCAGAAGGCTTTACTGCTAAGAAGAACGACAAGCTAGTAGCAACACCACCAAAGAAAATGAAGAACAACGGATTTTTAAAACCTAGATAACTATGAGCTACGTACTATTTATATCAGAGGCTAAATTAAAGGACTCTACGGCAATCAATCTTAATGTTGATGTAGACCTACTACTTCCTTACGTAAGGCAAGCACAGAAGCTCTATGTGGAAACTAAGCTAGGTACAGACTTGAATCAAAAGCTTAAAGACTTAATTGTTGCAGGAACAGTAAATTTACCTGCTAATGCAGCTTACAAGACTTTGCTAGATGATTACGTTGGAGATATGCTCCCAAATTGGGCATTTTACCACGCTATACCATTCTTAAGATTTAAGATAGAAAATGGTAACATCTATAGTAAGACATCTGAAACAGGAACAGCGTTAAGCACAGAGGAATCTCAGCACCTAAGAGAAGAAGTTAGAAATACAGCTGAATACTATACAGAAAGACTAATTGACTACATCTGTAATAACTCAACTCTATTTCCTGAATTTTCAACGAATACGGGTAGTGATGTGGAACCGAATAGAAATGCGTACTATAACGGAATGAATCTTGAACGTCCAAATAATCAAGGTAATAAACTTACTCTACAAAACTTTTTAAGCTCATCAGATTAATGAAGAAACACTACAAGACAAAACCAATTAATATAACTAAGCTTAAATCCTACTTGGATAAAAAGCCTAAAAATAAAAGCAATGCAAGACAGCCTTCAAGTAGGAATAGCAAATAGTACAGCAATAGGATTAAGTTTAGGACAGGCAAATCAAGTTCTGACTTTAGTTTCTTTATCGCTAGCCATAGCTTTTACCATCTATAAGTTTATCAAGTTTGATAAAAAAAAATGATAAACCTCTTATTGATTAGAAATACATTTAGCAAGAAGTCTACGGTTGGAGAACTCTTTTTAAATGGAGAAAGAATTTGTGATACCTTAGAAAATCCTTGGCAAGATAATCAAAGGAACATAAGTTGTATTCCTGAAGGAGTTTATCCTGTAAGACTTAGACTTCCGAGAGAATCAGGTACAAGGGATTATATTCATTTACTCGTAAAAGACGTTAAAGACAGAGATTATATCTTGATACATATAGGCAATACAGCTAAAGATACAAGCGGTTGTATTCTAGTAGGACTAGGGACTGAACAGGACGTTGTTCATAACTCTGTCTTAGCTATGGACTTATTAATCAAAGAAGTAATACATTTGGGCGGCGAAAACATTAACTTAATAATTAAAAATAAATAATATGAAACAGATTTCAAATTGGTTTAATAGCCTAGTGGTAAAACAAATGCTGAACAGTAAGAAGTTTTGGTATATGGTAAGTTCTGTAGTAGTTCCTGCTTTAGTAACTTATTTAGGAGTTGATGAATCTACAGCAACAAATTTATTTTACGCATTACTTACTTTAATCGGAGCGCAAGGAATAGCAGACGTTGCTAAGAAATAATAGATACAGATTAAAGCCTAACGAGATAGCAGTCATTCAGGAAATGAGGAAATCAGAGGTTAGAAACATTCTAGTCATTGGCGACCTTCACGAACCTTTCTGTTTAGACGGCTACCTTGAGTGGTGTAAAGAACAATACAAAGTTCATAATTGTAATCAAGTAATTTTCATTGGAGATATTATTGACGCTCACGGCTTTAGCTATCACGAGCCTGACCCTGATGGTATGTCTTCAGGTTTGGAACTTGAAACGGCTATTAAGAAAATAGCTAAATGGTATGAAGCTTTCCCTTACGCAGATGTTATGATAGGTAACCACGATAGAATGGCAAGTCGTAAGGCTATGTCAGGTGGTATTCCTGCTGCTTGGATAAGGTCTTACAATGAAGTCTTAGGAACTCCTAATTGGAATTGGTGCGAGTCTGTT